TGTCGGCGACTATTTTCATGATCCCGGCCTGGTTCTGGGTCAGCAGGATTTTTGTATAATCGGGTGGCGGCAGGTCGATCTCTGGGACTTTACCGGTGGCGTGCATCATACTGGAAAAGCGCAGCTCGGCGAAGGTGAGATCATGTGGCGCTCTAGGCATGCTCCAGCTCCGCAATGCGCTGACGTACGGCGTTCATGGAAATGCGCACGTAACCAGTGATCTTGCGTATAGCATCGATCTTCCACGCCATAGCAACCTCCGCTATAATGCGCAGCGACGGAACGCTCTAACGCTCCGCCGCCACTTGACACTTGCAACCTGCTGTGGAGGCTGCCATGTCCACCTTCATAGATATCACAAATCAGCGTTTTGGCTATCTGATTGCTGTCGAACGCGCCAGGAAGAGCGGCACTCAATGGATGTGGCGCTGCCAATGCGATTGCGGTCAGGAAGTAATTGTCAGAAGCAGCGACCTTAGAAGTGATGCTACACGCTCGTGCGGCCATATTCGCCGCAAAAGGCCCAACCGTCTCAAGCACGGTCAAACGAAGACCAGAGAATACATAGCCTGGACGAACATGAAATCGCGATGTTACAATCCAAAGAACAGCATGTATAAATACTATGGCGGTCGGGGCATTTGCGTTTGCGAGTCCTGGGAGAATTTCGAGAATTTCTTCACCGACATGGGGATGTGCCCGCCGGGGCACAGCATCGAGCGTATTGACGTGAACGGACATTATGAGCCAGCCAATTGCACATGGATACCGGCAAACGAGCAATCCAGGAACAGGCGCAACGTTCTAAGCCTCTAGTTCCGCAATACGTCGGCGAACCGTATCCATGGCTATTCTGACATAACCAGCCAGTTTCCGAGTCGAGTTCAACTCACTCTCGGCCAACGACATCGCTTCTTCGCACGAGCGCTCGCGCCGGCTCAGCGCACGTTCCACATCGGCAAGCTCGACTAGCTCTTCGCGGGCTGCGCGCAGCGGGGTCATGGCGGTACTCAGAATTTTGCTCACGGTCACCTTGCATCCTCCTACCCTACTGGATTTTAGCCTTAGTCGGGAGCGGCGACGCCTTGACCGCAGGACGTGATTCAAGATCGTAATTACGGGCGAGTTCTCTCTTGCGCTTTAGTTCCTGCTCCACCACGCGCCCCCGTACATACCTGTAATGCCGCGCCCTGGCGCGCTCGATCGCCAGCGGCGTCTGCAGCTTAGGGATCCCTTTTTCACATGCGTCGCATGCGCGGACTTTGCCAGTAAGCAGCTTGATATTCGTGACGATGCAGGTTCTCCCGCATGCACACTTGCACAGCCAGTGCTGCACGCCGGTTGGGCCAAAATGATGGAATTTTTTCACAACCAGTCGACCAGAGCGGCGGCCGGTTATATCTTGGTAAGCCATGACCATCCCGCACGCTCCTCTACTGTCTGCCGGTTAAGCATCTCCTGTGTTTTGACGCCAAGCGCCGCTTGCAGCATTTTACATACACGCAAGGTTGGCGGGTAGCTTTTCGGCATGATCAGCGGAACGCTTCGAAGCGCAATTCGCTTAAGGTTCTGTTCAAACTCATTGCGCGGGTTCCAGGCGCGCGCGATTTCGCGCAGCATCAAGTGATGCTCGCTCAATGCAAAGCGCGTCATTGCCAGTCGGAGGGTGTAGCTATCGCCGTGGTATGTGGCGCAAAAACGGGCTAAAGGATTCGCAGCCATTTCATTCGAGATCCCTTCTCGGATGCAAGGTGGTTAGCAGCGCCATGCGATTGAGCGCCGCATGGCGCTGCGCCCTTTGATAGCGCAGCAGCCAATGCGTTGTCAAAATAAAATACCACCCCCCATCCTGGTACCTCAAGCTACATCGTATGTAGGAGTGTACGGTTTAGGTGTTAAATTGTGTGAGAAGTGCCTGTGGCCGTAAGCGCGTTGCTGCTAAGTGAGGTCCGGTGTCGCATAATCTCGAAAAAGCGCTTGACAAACCGTGAACAAATGAACGTCGCGGTATCATAATAGGGGCTTGTGCAGCAACAACGCCATTTGTGCAGCAGATTGTACAGTCTAAGTGCTTGTATTAATTAGCCTACATGCCAATGTGCAGTTGTTCTACCACAAAACAACTAGAACGTTTTAGAAAACAGTATCTAAATTTAAACAATGATTTTATATACATCCTATATATATATATATATTTTAAAACCTAATAGATTGATATCTGGATTTTTCGGCACATTGGCAGGTTGGTATTTGCGATTTGCTAAAACGTTCTAGCTGTTCTGAGGCAGAACAACTGCACATTTAACAAAAAGCCCATGGCTATTGGGTTTCTGCAGTTCAACCTGCTGCACAAACGACGTCTGTGCTGCACAGACCCCCCACCCTGGTACCTCCAACGTGTCACGTAATGTACCATGCTATAGGTTGCCGATTCAAGAAGTGCCCATTCTATAAGGGTTTCTGCGAAGCGTGCCTGCTAAGTGGGGGTCACCCCCCCTAGAATTTCGAACGGGTAATATTCTACCATAAAACTGGTAATATTCTACCTAAAAACCGGTGTTATATAATGTGACATGTTATAGGATGTGTAAAAACCGTGTTACATCGTGTAACACCATTTAAAATTTGCACAACAAAAAGCCCGCACAAGCGTGCGGGCGCAACGTAGAGCTTGGTATTTAATTTGCACGCTCAATTAACCAAGTTCGTGTATCCGTTCGCGGGCCTAACTTTAGTCCGCACCACGCCAAGTTGCACTTGGCATCGTCGATCGTTTCGAAAGAGCGAACGCCGTTGACGCTTGTGAAGGTCTCTCTAAAGCGCGGGCGGTATACGTTAAACGTCCAATCATATTCTAAGTACATGGTAAATCACTCCATATGCGAAGCGGTATTGCTTCGCGATATACGCCGCGATATAGCGGCGTACGTCGCGAGGTATCCCATCTAGTGTTTGTGGTAACTGATATATGCAACATCGCGGTTCCAACAGGCACGACAATCAGCACAATGTCCATCGTGCTCGGGTGCGCTGCAGACTAGCCCCTGTGGTAGTTGCTGGTCGTGCACGCCTGATGTGGTTGGCCATGACCGTGGCGGTGCGCTATCGATCATGGTGGCGCTAAGTCTTATACAAAGGTTCTCAGGCACGATGCCGCCTGAGGTGACATAGCGCTTCAAGATGCCACCCTCGCGCGTCGGTAACCAATGCCAGATATTAGGTGTCTGTGTTGCTACCTCGCAGATATTGGCGAGGTGCTCAACGCTTTGTAGGTCACCGCTATCATGCCAGCGGTGCCATCCGGGCGTGATCGGGCCATTGCGGCCCTTACGTGGTTTACCGTCTTTATCGAGACTATGCATGTGGCGCAGCATGCGCACTACGGCGTTAATCCATTGTGGGTTAGTGACCCCCGCATGCCGCTTGGCATGCGCTATCTCGACACTCTGATGGAGGTAGTTCCCGCGTAGCGCGTAGCAACTTTCACATGTCGAGCCTTCGACGTTGTGAAGCTTGGTGCCTGTAATGCACCTCCTTGCCGAGAGGCCATAAGATGTCCCCGGCATTTTGGACGGATAGCCAAGCGGGCCAGCGATTTGTTCGGCGTTGGTAAGTGATAATTCAGTCATGTGTTTAGTCTTTCTGTTATCGGCATGATTGCCGGTATTGCCCGCAGCATGCTGTGGGCAATGGCTGCAATCAGGCTACTTTGCTGCCTTTCGGCACGACGCCATTTTTGACGAGTGCGTGGGCATACCATGTGTGTGCAGCTGGATAGTGCGGGCCTTCAAAACGCCTTATACCGTCCCTGACGTCGGGACCGAAAGGCCCAGGCTGAACGACCGGCACATCGTTCATGGCAACGGCGTCTTTAAATGCTTTCTTGGTTTTAAAGTTCGCGACTGTGTAGGTCATGGTAAATCACTCCATCTCGGCATGATTGCCGGTATTGCCCACAGCATGCTGTGGGCAATGGCTGCAATCACTTGTTGTTGGCGCTGATCCAGCGATCCGCGCGGATGCGGGTGAAGGCGTCAAACAAAAACAGAATGGTTTCGCCAACGAGGACAGTCAAGGTGAGAACAAGGCAAACGGCGAGCATGGTGTAGACAGCGATAATCATTGATATTCTCCTGCGCTCTTTTTCGACAATCAAACTATAGCGTGGTTCATTGGTTGTGTCAAATCGAGGCGTTACAGCCCCCGCCCGCTCCGCCTCTACCTACAGGAACTACTATTTGCCAGCAGAGCCATACCAAGGGGAAGTATTGCAAGTAGTCCCGGCTACTCGCCCATGTCCAACATAAAATTCAAGAAATTTCGTCCAAAATCATCTTATGCACATGTTTACCAGAAAAAATTTGAGCAAACCCCAAAAAATAATAAATTATGCACATGTTTACCAGAAAAAATTTGAGATCATCCCCTGCACATGTTTACCGGAAAAAATTTTTTGCCAAAATTTTGGGGGTTGTGATAGAATGACGCGACGGGCGAGGTCTGATCACCCCGCCCGTCACTAACCCCGCCCGAGCATTGGAGGTGCTCAAGCATGGCTACTCCCTACATACCACTCGCCGCACGCTTTTGGGCTAAGGTCCAGAAGACAGCTGGTTGCTGGCTGTGGATGGCTGGTAAAGACCACGATGGCTATGGACAGATTAAGCTAAGCCGTCGTGATGCGCCGAAGAGGATCAATACACACGCCCATCGCATCGCGTGGCAATTGACGTATGGGCCTGTTCCTGCCGGGCTGCTTGTCTGTCATCATTGTGACAATCCGGGCTGTGTCAGACCAGATCACCTGTTCCTCGACACGCCGCATGGTAATATGCGTGATAGAGACACAAAGAGGCGCCACGCTCATGGCGTGAGCCATGGTATGGCGAAGCTCGACGAAGCCGATGTGCGCGTCATTCGCGCACAGGCTGCCGGCGGAGTGTCTCAGTTGGTGCTAGCTGGTCAATACGGTGTTGGCCGGCGGGCTATAAACAACATCGTACGCCGAAAGAGTTGGCAGCACCTATGAACGTGCCTGTTCAATACGCAGCTGATCCGACGACGCTTTTCTGGCCGAGCAGCCTTCCTCTTGAGTTGGCGCTAGGTCAGCAGCCCGTTAGGGACATTTGTCGGGCCTATGGGATCGCCCGCACCGAGTACGCGCGCCTGCGTGCTGATCCGGCGTTTCGCCGGGCGGTAGAAGAGGCAATTGAGACCCTCCAGGAAGAGGGTGCGTCGTTCCAGCTGAAAGCTCGTGCGCAAGCTGAAGCTTTGCTTACCACATCATGGGGGTTAATCCATCGTCCACTTGACGAAGTGTCTGCGTCGGTCAAGGCAACCCTGATCCAGATGACGATAAGATGTGCTGGTCTTGATCAGTCTGTCGAGCAGAAGGCGCGCGCCCAGACCGTGGCCCAGGCCGCAGCGTTGACCGCGCTCACCATCAATCTGCATCTCGGCTCCGACGATTAGATGCCCCATGCCCCCCCTGGAAAGCCTGAGCATCTGGAAACGGCTCGTGCTGGCTTTGGTGGTGGTCGCCGTTATTGTGCTGATCCTCTTTGGGCTGATCCTCTTTGGGCTGATCCTGACCCTGGACGAGGCACCTGGTCAGTCGGCGCCCCCATCGGCGGTGATGTACCAAGGGGTGCCCCTGGATGCGTCGTTGTTACGTTTGGACAAACGCGCACTCGACGAGGCGTATCACAATCAGATGCTGAAGCTCTTCGGGGTGTGGTTGGCCTCAGGCGCCCCCGACGAAGCAACGAACTTCATCAATGGGTTGCGAATCGCCAGAAGAGCTTACACCCAGGCGGCATCGCAGATTGCGAGACGTGAGACGGAATTACTTGAACAAGAGCGAACTCGACAGCAGAGTGGGCCGTAGGGGGTGACTGCAATGGAACCCGAAGCTAAGTCGACCGCCCCCGTTGATTACAAGATCGTCGACCAGGCTTGGTCCCCCGGCGACCCGTCCGTCGCCGAGACCATGCTCAACGAGCAGGGCCAGGACGGCTGGCAACTGATCATCGCCTATCCTGATCCGATCCGTGAACGTACCCGCTGGATACTAGGACGGGGCAAAGCAACATGACCGAGGTCACCTACAAGGTCGTCGACACTAACTGGAGCCCGTCCGACCCTACCGTCTCCGAAGCGATGTTGGCCGAGGTCGGCCTGGACGGCTGGACCCTGGTGACCGCCTACCCCGACCCTGTTCGTGAGCGCACGCGCTGGGTCTTCAGCCAGGGAGGCGCCCCCATGGGCGGGGGCGGTGGCGGGGTAGAGGAAGCTCCGACCGATGGAGAGATTTATGGCAGACGAGACGCCAACTGGACCGTCCTCTCGACAGGAAACGGCCTCGCAGGACCTCCTGGTCCTGCCGGGCCCGCCGGGCCCGCCGGGCCAACAGGCCCACAAGGTGATGCCGGCCCTGCCGGCCCTGCCGGCCCACCCGGAGTGGGTGGAGATAGTGGTCCCGTGGGGCCAGAAGGCCCCCAAGGTAGTCCAGGGCAAGATGGACCTCCAGGCCCCGCGGGGCCCGGGGGAGCACCCGGTGTGCCCGGTCCACCTGGTGAAATGGGCCCGGCCGCCCCCGCTGGCCCAGCAGGACCTGCCGGCCCCGCCGGGCCCGCCGGGCCCGCCGGCCCCGCCGGGCCCGCCGGGCCAACAGGCCCGCAAGGTGATGCCGGTCCTCCCGGTCCTGCCGGCCCAGCAGGAGATGCCGGTCCTGCCGGTCCTGCCGGTCCTGCCGGCGCATCCGGAGATGTCGGCCCGCAAGGTGATGCAGGACCACCTGGACCGGCTGGCCAAGATGGTGCCCCAGGACCAGTTGGACCGGCTGGTGAGCCTGGTGCACCGGGCGTTCCCGGCGAAGTAGGTGCGCAAGGCGTCCCGGGACCTTCGGGTCCTCAAGGACCACAAGGCCCGCAAGGCCCGCCGTGGCAGGGCCCGGTCACCTCCAACGTGTTGTTCGAGACGCCTGATGCGTCGACGCAAACTGTTGGTCTGGTCGGCACAGCCGACGCGCAGACTGACTACAAGACCTACATCGACGTCGCCGGCTACACGAGCCAGTCCTACTTCGGCGGCATGGCCTACGTGGTCGGGCTCGACTACGGCGGCACGCGCGGCAAGGTGCCGTTCCTCAGCGTCGATGGCTGGCATACTGCTTATGCGTGGCAGGGCTTGGGAGTGGGCGAGCTTGAAGCCGACGCCGGGCAAGGTGGCAACTATTTCAACATGCAGTTGACGACAGCGGGCAATGCCGCTGGCGACGGCAACTACATCAATGGCGAGGTTGGGCGGCATCCAACGAACAACTACGCCATCTCCATGTGGTACTTGAATTTGTGCGATGGCACCGCAATGGGTGGCAACAACACCGGCGCGGACTTCTCGATCCAGAACTACGATGATGCTGGCAATCTGCTCGGCACGCCCTTCGCCATCGACCGGGCAAGCGGCGTCGTCAACATTCCTAAGCTCACCAGCATCTCCCCTCCTGCTGTCCTGGCGGCCAGGAAGCACGCGCCGGAGACGCTGACCACGGCGAACGAGTACGACGCCAGTGCGTACGAGATGGTGGAGAACAAGCAAGGCATATGGCGACGTCGTCTTAAGCGGCGGGCGCGACCGCGTACTACGGATGCGGTGGACTACGGTGCGGTGATCGCGCTGCTGCTTGAGCGCAACGCCATGCTTGAGGCCAGGGTCGCGACGCTTGAGGGTCGCGGTGGCTCGACGCCGCCATCGGCACCGCGGCAGCCGCCACCGCCGCCGCCATCGGCACCGCGGCAGCCGCCGCCATCGGCACCGCGGCAGCCGCCTAAGCCGCCGCATCGAGGCAGGCGATGAACGCTGTGTTTTTCGAGCACCTCTGGTATGGTCCACTGCTTGTGACCAACATGTTCGACGTCGACAACGAGGAGACCACCGACATCGAGCTGGCGGAGCTGGTGATATGCCCTCTCCCGGACGGCCGGTGGCTGCGTGCGTGCAGGTGCCAAGGCAGACTCGTGGAGACTAAGACGAGGGCGCAGTAATGCCACTTAAAAAGGGGAAGTCCCCAGCAACGATCAGCGAGAACATTCGCGAGCTGAAAGCGTCGTCGACCAAACGCCCGCAAAAGCAGATCGTTGCCATTGCGCTCAACCAAGCTCGCAAGTCAGGAGCCAAGATTCCACTGCGTAGAGGTGCGCCTGGAGCAAAATAGGAGAGTGACATGGCACCGAAGGTCCCGACCGCAACCACGCCGGTCGACAACGATTACTGTCCGCAAGGCGCCAACTACGATCGCGCCTATTCGGGCGATCTCGACGATCTGGGCGCTAACGCCGACGACTATGAGGCGCGCGATGCCAAGGTGGACGCCACGCGCTCCGAGTTCGCGCATCAGGACAAGCCCAACAAGCCTGAAGCGTGGGATTAGGTCTCACAAGTGGCAAATATTATCGACTACCGTCCGCCACCAACCATACGTGCCTTTATTAAAGACCACCGTATTGGGGGGCTCTTTTATAGTTTTATCACTGGCCCAGTTGGGTCGGGTAAGACCACAGCGTTGTTTTTTAAGCTCGTCTTCATGGCCGCTAAACAGGCGCCATCTTCTGATGGCATCAGACGCTCGAAAGCAGTCGTGGTTCGTAACACGCTTCCTCAGCTGCGGGACACGACCCTGGCAAGCTGGAGTTTGTGGTTCCAGGACGGCGTAGCCGGCGCGTGGCATGCAACCGAGAAGAACTTCACTTTGCGGTTCGGGGATGTTGAATGTGAAGTTCTCTTCAGGCCGCTCGACACGCCGGACGACGTACGGCGTGTTTTGAGCTTGGAGGTGTCTTTCGCTCTGATCGACGAGTTTATAGAAATTCCGAAAGAAATTATCGATGCTCTTTCTGCTCGCGTAGGCCGTTACCGATTGCCGGATGGCACATCTCCTTCGGTGTGGGGAATTTGGGGAAGCTCCAATCCTGGCACCGAGGATTCGTTCTGGTTCGATTGGCTGCATGGTCCGGGGGTCGCACGTTACAAGCGCCTGCCTGGTGCTCTCGTTCCGACGAGGGTTCCTGATAGTATTGGCGATGTAGCAACTGCGCTCGTCCAACCCACAGCGGGCCTGGAGCCGATTGTTTCGTACTACGAGCAGCCTGGAGGTCTGACTCCGGATGCCGAGAACCTGGCGAACCTTCCTCCTAACTATTACCGTGATGCCATCGCAGGTAAGAGTGAAATCTGGGTTCGTCAGTTCATCTCCGCAGAATGGGGCTTCTCGATCGCCGGCAAAGCTGTTGTATCAGGCTTCCGAGCCGACCTGCATGTCGCCCTTCCCAACACCCTGCAGCCGAACCCCTACTTCCCTCTCATCGTCGGGCTCGATCCTGGGATCACCGGCAGTGCCATGGTTCTCGGGCAGCAAGACTACGATGGGCGGATCAAGGTCTTCGCCGAACTCGTGCAGGAAGGGATGGGAGCCGAAAGGCTGATTCAGGAACGATTACAGCCACTTCTCCGGAACCGGTTCCCGCAGGTCGTGCGTGTTATCGTTGCCGCCGACCCGGCAGCTGCGAGCCGGACCCAGACCGACGAGCGCACCGTGGTGAAGATTTTCAAGCAGCACTACGACGTGGATGTGGAGAGCAACAACCGCCTTCCGTTGCGGCTGGATGCGATCGACCACTACACCAACACCCTAGTCGAGGGACGAGCGGCGTTGCAGATTGATCCATCGTGTCAGGTCTTGATCCGCGCGCTCAAAGGCGGCTGGAGATATTCCGCTGACCTCAAGCGCGAGACGCTCCGCGGGACCGACCCCGAGAAGAATGCCTACTCCCATCCCGGAGATGCGTTCGGCTATCTTTGCAGGTTCTTCCATCGTGACCGCCAACGTGAGACGCGATATCGTCTACCAATAGGCAGTCTAGCAGCCCGGCGCCAGGGTGTGCCGTGGCAACGCCAGCCGGAGCGCAACAGCTATCATGTGAGGTGAGATGATGCATGTTACAGATTGCGAAGCTTTACGCCGCCAGCTGAAGACATTGGCAGAGCACGTACATAGCCTGATTGACAAACAGGCGCCGGACGAAGCTAACGCCAATGCCATGCTTGCCTATCGTCATTTGGAAGATGCTTCGATGCGACTCGGCAAGACGATTCAGGCTCTTGATGGCGGTGTTTCAATTTACGATAAAACTCAAGTATCGCAAACAAGCTGACGCTGATGGCTACTCCAACTTCAGACCAAGAACGGCAGTACGGCACAGCTCGTGCATACCCAGACCCCGCATTAAAACCGCCGACGCTGGATATTCCTACGCCTACTCCTGGCAAGGATGCGGCTGCTGCGGGAAGCGACCCGCCTGTAAAACGCATTTCATCAGAAGCTTTGCGTACTTTAGGTCAGCGTTTTAATCAGATTTTCCTTCAATATGTGTCCGACAGAAGGGTTGTCGAATTGCGATGGTTGGCCAACCAGCGTCAGTATCTCGGACTTTACGATCCTGAGGTGGAGAAATCTTTCAGCCCTAATCGGTCGAAGGCTTATCCTAAGCTGACCAGGACCAAGTGTATCAGCGTCCTTGCGCGCATTATGAACTTGATGTTCCAGGGCAACGAGCGTAATTGGGAGCTTCATGCTGCACCGTGGCCTGATATTACATCCAAGGAAGTCCAGGACGCGATCAATCTGGCTCAGGAAAAAGACCAACTCGCCGGCGTGCCTTCGCCTGATCCGAGTGATACGAACGCCTTCAATGGCTATGTAACGGAGGCCTTGGATCGTTACGCAGACCTGCGTGCCGATAAACTATCCACCTTGATTGACGATCAGCTTCAGGAATTAGGTGGGCATCAGGCGTTGGATTACGTTGCGCTCAACCGCGCAGTGATCAGGTCAGGGATCATCTATGGGCTTGGTGTCCTGCGCGGGCCGTTTGTGCGTAAATCGGAGACTGTGACGTGGAAAGTACAAAAGCCGCCAGGACCAAACGGGCTTATGCAAGGGGCACCACCCATGGGTGGGGCGTTGCCGTCAGTAGGTCCGACATCGATCAATGGGGGCGCCCCGTCACCGCAGATGACAGGCGGACAGGGGAGTCCCCCGATGAACGGCGGGCAGGGGAGTCCCCCGATGAACGGCGGAGCGCCGCCACAAGGTCAGCCGCCGGTGCCACTGGTGAAACCAGTGAAGCAAGTTATCTATAAACCCTATTTTGAGTTTCTTCCGGTCTGGGACTTCTACCCTGACCTTAGTGCCAAGACGCTGCAGGGCATGGATGGATACTTTGTGCGTCTTGTCATGAGCAAGACGCAAATAAAAGAACTTGGCGGGCGTCCTGATTTTTTCCAGAATGTCATCGACTCCTATCTAACTCGTTACCCCATCGGTAATTATCGCGCGCAGCAATTCGAGATCGAGCTGCGAGCGATGGGCGTCAAAGTCAATGTCAACGAGATGAAGACTGAGACGATGAAGTACGAGGTGTTGGTATGGCACGGCGCAGTTGACGGCATGATGCTTCAGGAGGTTGGTGTAGAAGTGTCGGTAGACAAGCTTTCCGATTACGTTGATGCGGAAATCTGGATGCTCGACGCAAATGTTATTGGTGCTAGGCTTAATCCTTGGGAAGAGCTTGTTAAGGAGATGCCGACGGTACCCGTACCGAAGATGATCCATACGTTTTTGTTTGATGAGGACGACACATCACCGGTTGGTTTTGGGCTCCCGCAAGCTATTCGCGATTCACAGATGATGGTCGCCGCCGCGACACGCATGTTGCTCGATAATGCGAGTGTTGTGTGTGGGCCTAACCTCGAACTCAACACTGACTTGTTGCGTCTCGATCAGGATTTGAGCGCCATCTCTGCGTACAAGGTTTGGTATCGCGAAGGCTCTGGACCTGAAGCGCAATGGCCGGCAGTGCGCAATGTGCAAATCGACGCTCACTTGGACGAGTTGCTCAAGGTCGTAGAGCTTGGACTTCGTTTTGCCGATAGCGAAACCTTCGTCGGTCCGGCGACCGGCGGTGACATGGAGCACCAACCTTCTGAGCCGCTACGTACTGCGGCGGGCGCCTCTATGCTGCGTGGTGATGCGGCGCTCCCATTCAAAGATGTCATTCGTGCGTTCGATACGTTCACCCAGAGTGTGATCAACTCCATGGTGCTATTTAATCGGGTGTTCAATCCAAATCAGGCGCCTGACGGCGATTATGACGTGGTCGCTCGTGGTGCAACTAGCCTCATGGCTAAAGAGCTGCGCGGTATGCAGGCTGATTCGCTGGTGCAGACGCTCAAGCCCGAGCAGATGATCCACGTCGATGAGCGCAAGCTTACCGAGGCGCAGATCAAGGCCAGGGATATGGACGACATCCTGGTGACCGAGGACGAGGCGGGCCGGCGCCAGCAGGCTGCGTCGCAGCAACAGCAGGAGCAGCAGGATCAGCAGCAGAAGCTCATGGAGGCCAACTTGCGCAAGATATTGAGTGATGCGTTCAAGAACATTGCGCAGGGACAGAAGAACACCGCCAATGCTGACGCTCAGCTGGTGGATACGGCGCTGAGCATTTTAGAGAAAGGATTGCAAGATGAGTCTGCAAGAGCCGCTGCCGCTGGAGTATCCCCCGCAGCCCCGCAAGGAGCGCCAGCAGGAGGCGGCCTTGCTGCGGCGCTTGCAGCAGGCGCGATCGGCCCCGGAGCTAATGGCCCTATGCCAGCTGCTCCAGGTCCGCCTGGACTTATGCCGGAACAAGCTGGTCAAGGCGTCCCTCAATGATGTACCGTTTCTGCAAGGAGAGGCGCGTGCGTTCGAGAAGCTTTTAACCGATCTATCGGGTGAACGTACGCCGCCTGAGTAGGAGATTGATCCATGGCACGTGCTCCGCGCGCCGCAGCCGCGGCGCCTACGCCAACCCCGGCACCTGAGCCCGCACCTGCGCCAGCCCCGGCGCCCGTACCAGCTGCGGCGCCTGCACCGGCTCCGGCACCAGAGCCCCTAGTAGCCGCATCCTCAGTACCCGACCCGTTCGATACGGCGTTCGCCGAGGCTGCGGCTGCCGAAGCGGCGGATCAGCTTCGGGTAGCTGTAACGCCACCGAAGGTGGTTGAGCCCAAGCCTGCTGAGCCTGCACCGGCTGAACCTGCACCGGCTGAGCCGCCCGCGCAGGCGGCTGCGCCTGCACCTAAGCCGCCGGCTGAACCACCAGTAGAGCCGGTACAGCCTCCTCCGCAGCCTCCTCCGCAGCCTCCTCCGCAGCCTCCGTCACAGCCGCATTATCAAGAGCCGCCGCTCTTCAATGCTGAGGAGGTGACTCAGCTACAGCAATTTTACACTGATTGGCCAGATGTTGCCCGGGCTACTGAGACGATGCTCCGGGGCATTACGGCGCAAGTTGCGCGTCGTATGTACGCTGATATTGCTTCTTCGATGGCGCCTTACTTGCGGACCATCGACATCTTGGCTGACCGCTCGCAGCTGTCTGAGTTGCAGGGGGCGGTTACCGACTACGATAACGTCGCCGGTCAGCTGACTTCCTGGGCGGCCAGTCAACCTGCGTATTTGCGCTCAGCTTATGAGTCTGTTATCAAATCAGGGACGGCGGCTGAGGTCGTCGATTTGATCAACCGGTATAAGCAGGA